TATTGTAGTCATCGTTGAATAGTAGTTCTTCGCTGTCAAATATTCGTGTGAAATTTGTGGTATCATTATCTGCACCACGATACATATAAATAAAATCCCCATTAACGGAAAAAATATTATTTCCAGTTGTTCCTATAACTGATAGAATATCTGTTCCCGCACCACTAACTTGTAATTTACCTTCAACTACAATTCCATTTGTTGGATTAGCATTTTGCCTAATAAGAGAATCGCTTATTCCAGAAGATGAAATAAATTTGGGAATATAATTTATTGTACCAGAAGCGTTTGATGATACTGTCTCTGCGTTTTGCCAAATAGCAAGTCCATCAGCGTCAGAAGTTAAAACTTTATTTAATCCGGGAGAACCACCCCTAATAGTTATTTGACCATTAATATCTAAAGCAGATGATGGATTCGTATTGTTTAACTGTATTCCTAAATTTCCACTCTTAATTAAATGTGGGCCGGGAGATGTCAAAATTAATCCATAACCAGTACCAGAATAACTTATAGATTCTGTATTTATGTAACAATTTGGTTGTGAAGATTTTTCAGATTGCGCGCCAAAAGCGTAAATTGTAAATGGGGAATTATCTGACCCACTAGAATAAAGATAAAAAATATGACTCGAACCTTCTGTTGATATAGAATCTGCATTTGTATTAAATCTTTGCCAAGAAGGAATAATTTTTATACCTTTTGCAGAAGCTATATTTTGTCCAAATTGTAAATTTATTCCCGTTGCAGCTTTTAACCAAACGCTACTAATATATTTTATACCTGTTTCTGCTACTGTAGTTGTTGTTTGTGCTATTTTAAAAGTTCCAGCAACACCACCACCAGTATAACTTATTTGATCCGCCAAAGTTTTTCCATCTGGACCAATAATAACTTTTGGTGTAACTGTAACTCCAACGTTTTTAGTCCAAGCAGAATTGCTAAAATCATTAGAATAAGTTAGTAAATTTTGATATCTTCCAATTCCTCCGAAAGACGATATTAAATTTCCAGTATGAGTAAAAATCGTTCCCTTAGCATCTAAATTATATTCTGGAGTCGTGGTGTTTATTCCGATATTAATTCCATTATCGTACAAAAGAGAATTGATTAATCCTGAAGTAGAAATAAATTTGGGAATATAATTTATTGTACCATTTCCCGTAATTGTTTTTAATATGCCACTTTTTAATTGAGTTTTCCATCTTGTTCCATTGGAATCAACAATTATATTTCCACTATTATCAGAGGATGTAATATCTGAAAAATCAGCATAATAAGTTTGATGTCCACCATCGCCCGCCGAATAATATCCTTTTGTTGTTATTATCCCTATTCCTTCGGAAACCAAACCCACACCGGAAGAATTATAAACTAATTCCCTTCTATTTCTAAAAAATTTATCACTAGAAGAACCTAAATTTCTTAATCCTGTTATATTTTCAACAACATAACCATCTAAAATTTGTTCAGCCATTTATTTTTGTTTTTAAAATTTAAAACCTTTAACCTTTTATTATTGTAATATTTTACACTTTTTATTTTTTTTCTTTTGTGTAAATTTAAGTATAAAAAATACAAAACTCAGATATAATAAATTATATTATGCTAAAACAATTCTTAAATTTCAATTATAAATCAATATTTTTAACTTTGTTTATTATATTTGTTTGTTTTTTGATAAATTTTAATAATATTTTGACTTCTGCCCCGTCTTCAACAGATATTTTATTAAATAAAACGGTTGATTCCGCCAATAATATTGTAAAATTAAAAGGATATATTATTTTGCCAAGTCCACATAGAGTAGATGGAACTGGGGCGGTTTTACAATCAGACACAACAACGGCTTATTTTGGACAAGCTTTGTTGAGTGGGACTTCAGGGACAAATAGTAATTATATAGAATATCGTTTAACTGTTCCAGAAGATATTGATACTGCTATTGATTTGATTATAGAAAGATGGAAATTTAGATTAGGAGCTGCTGATACAGCCGCCCATACTTATAATATTGGAATGGTAAGCGTTGCTGATTCGGCTTCTTATGATAGTTCTACAATTGGTCAATGGATTACATTATCTTTTGCCGGTGATGCATCTGGAGCAAGCGGAGATGTAGAAACTATAAGTAGTACAACATTAACGAGTTGGAAATCTAATTTAACTGCTGGACAATTATTTGTAATAAGATTAAACAGAAATGGTTCGAGTGATGCTTCAACACAAAATAGTTATTCTGGTCCTTTGGTTATAAGTTATGGTATTGTTCAATAAAAAAATAAAATGAAAAAAATAATAATTAAAACATTTATATTATTTGTAGTTTTAGGATTTTGGTTGTTATTATTGAATAGTTTATTAGGCGCTACTTATTATGTGGATTATGTTAGTGGTGTTGATACTGCCAATGGATTAACTACAGCAACCGCTTGGAAACATATTCCCGGAGATCAAGCCGCTACTAGTAATGCAAATATTACTCTTGCGGCGGGAGATACTGTAGTATTACATGGCGGTATAACTTATGCTTTAGCATCAAATCAATATATTGAAATTAATAATAGCGGCACAGTTTCTAATCCCATAACTTATATTAGTGGGGAACGATATTCTACTCCTTGGGGATCAACGGCTGCAAAAATTAATTGTACAGCTTTTACTCTTAATTGGCCTTCTGCAGTATATTTAGCGAATAAAAGTTATATTGTATGGGATGGTATAAGAGTTTATAATGGTCCATCATCTCAAGACGCAGGTCATATTGGTGGAGAAGGAAGCGCATGGAGTAATATTCTTATCAAAAATACAGAAATTGGGCCAGGACTTTGTAGCGGTCTTTCATTTCGTGGAACTTATGATGAACCAGGCCCATACCCTGGAAGTTTGACCGTTACTAATTGTCATATTCACGATTTAACAGATGGGCATGGAGTATTTTCCCGTTGGGGTATGACAAATCTTTTAGTTGTAAATAGTTTATTACATGATATTGGGGCTGTTGGAGGTGATGATCCAATTGGGCTTTTTGGAGTAGGTGCTGGTTCTACACATATCTTGCGTAACACAATAATTCGCGGAAATGAAATGTATAATGTTCCTATTAAATCATATGTTATTCAATCTGCAAATGTTGTTGATTTAATTATAGAGCAAAATTATTTTCATGGAGGATCTGGATATAGCGGTATTGACATAAATGGACCAACAACAAATATGATTATTCGTAATAATTTATTTGTTTGTACTTTAAGTAATTTTTTTGGTGCAATAGTTTTTTCAACAGATAAAGGATCTTATACTCCTTCACCATTTTGTGATGGTGTTAAAATATATAATAATACATTTAGCGTAAATGTATTGAGAGATTTATATCTTGAAGATGCGTTAATTTTTTTCTCACCTGGCGATTCTCCAAATAAACCAAATTTTCGTAATATTGATATTCGTAATAATATTATTGAAGCTACAGCTAATACAAAAACAATGATTTATGTTGCTAGCGATGGGGCGGGAAGTCCTATTGTAGATCTCGCAACTTTTACATCAGATTATAATACTTATAATTGGCAAACAACTAGTGAAGAATTTGGTTGGAATGGTGTCGCAAAGACATTTGCACAATGGAAAACTACGACCGGAGGAGATTCACATTCTACGGCTTCACCTGTGACATTTATCAGTTCAAGTGATTTTCATTTATCTGGAAGTGATACCGTTGCTCTTAATAAAGGAGTTACTATTTCAGAAGTTAATAATGATAAAGACAATATCTCTCGTCCACAAGGGATTGCATATGATATTGGCGCTTATGAATTTATAGAAAGCGCAATTAGTATATTAGCTCCATTATCTTCAATCATTCTACTCAAATAGTTTTTTTAAAAAAAAAATTAAGTAATTTTAGTAAGTTCCCAAGCAACAGTACTATTTTCAACTGTTGTGCTTTTTATAGTAAAACTAATATTATCAACAAAAGAATAATATAAATTTCCTATAATTCCACTTGGAGTTATTCTATTTACCGTTAAAACACTATTAGAAGAATTAAAATTAGAATTATTTACTAAAACTAATCCTGAACCTGTTAATGTTGTCATTCCTATATAAGAATTATTTCCAGAACTTATACTTATACTATTAACATAAGCGTTTGTAATATTTAAAAATCCTATAGATCCACTTGAAACTATTGGCACAATATTAGAAATCCATAATCCAGTTCTAATATTTCTATAGGTTTTTAAATCATTATCAAAAAAATCATATAAACTAATTGCTAAATATCCACTATTTACAATATTAAAATCTGAATTATAAGATTGAAATTTATAATCTTTTTTATATTCATAATCAGAAATAACAATATTCAATCCAGATTGAAATCCTCCAGTAATTAAATCTCCAGTTGTAAAAATTCCGGTACATGAATAAATAAATGCCCCAATTATATCTGGATAAATGGTCCCACTTGTTACAGTAATATTAATATAATTTTCTGGGGTAATATTTTGGACGGTTTTAAAATAACCAGAGGGATTGTTATTAGCAGTCAAATAAAATCCTGTATAAGCAGAATTTGTAGCGTAAAGCATCTTATATCCATCTTTATTTGCCCACGTTTCAGCTATTGGATTTGTAGTATTTTTAGAAGATGTACACCCCAATGTATCTATCGCTTCGACGACAAAATCATAATTTCTATAAGGCCCTCCAGTTAACAATATATTTTTGTTTATATTAAAATCAAAAATAATTTCATTATCCGTATCTATATTTAAAGTTCTATCTTCGTGATAAATTGTTGTGGTTGGAATATCGGTAAAAGAAGGCTCTCTGATTGTTAATCTATATTTAGCCCCAGAAGGTAAAATAGATGAATTATCTGCCAAATCTGTATCCCATTTAAAACTTACAGATGAACCTAAATAAGAACCTGTTTTTGTTACAAAATCTGCTCCTACATAATTAAATCTTTCGTTTGTTTCAAAATTTAAATTTTTTATAACTACATTTTCTATATCTGGACGCTTTATTACATCGTGAGATAAAGAAGCAAAATTCGTAGAATAAGTATCATTATAGGCATTATAAGAATAAACCCTTAAAAACCAATTACCAGACGTGGGAGGTAAAAATTGTCCATAAGTTACAGAAGGGGGTAAATTGTGTATTAAATATCTATCATCAGGAACGTTGTTGCCTGTAAAATCGTTTATTTTAGCGAAAACTTTATAACCCGCTATTCCAGAAGTGTCAAATATTTGAAATGAATAATCAATTGGTAAGTTAACAGCCATATTATTTTAATTACTAAACGGATCTACATATTTGCTTTTTAATGTCATTTGAAGCGGACTTGATGGAGTATCAATATTTGTTTTTCTTTGTGATATATAATTAATACCAGAATCAATTTGTAAATATTTTAAACTATTATATTGTAAACCAACAACTTCATATTTAGTAATTTCTTTTTCTACAACATTAATGACCCTATAGTAATCAAATCCAGAATCTAAATATTGAAAATAACCAGTGTAGTTAGATACTCCTGTCGCATTTTCTATAATCCAAACTAAATTCCCTGTTACGTTGTAATCTGTTGTATTAAAACTAGAATTAAAGTCTATTACAGTCCTATTGTTAGTAGTAGTTAAATAAGTTTTATCAAAAATTTTAGATTGTAGTTGCGGTTTCCTTATATTAGCGGCGTCTGTACTGGTTAAATTAGAAATGAGAGTAGGATCATATAAATAAGTTGGAGTCAACAAAGAAAAATTATAAACTAAATTATCATCTCCGCCCAAAGAAGAAGTATTGGAATTTGTTAAATGAGTAGTAATATTATCGTCTAAAGTAATTATTGTATGAGTTGGACTTATATTTTGAATATCATATAATCTTCCACATAAACGTGTCATTTTCTTATGATAATCATAAACTTTAAATACATCACCTGGCCTTAATAAAGAACACTCTAAACCACCTTCAAAATTTATGGTTTCTGTTTCTGTATTTTCTGTAATTAAAGCCCATCTTCCCAACCTTGTCGCTTGACCTCTACTTGTACAACCAAAAGCACTTAATTCTAATTCTCTATAACCATATTTTCTTATTCCTTCTACATCTTCAACGTATTCTATTGCAGGTTTAAAATTATCATATTTGTTATTATATCTTATAATTGCTACCGTATGGCGAGCTTTTTTAGAAGACGACGAATAATTAAAATTACCATCTTGAATATTGACGTTCGTAAATTGTGTTAAAGGCTCTTTTAAAGCGTCTTGTGCGGCAAAAATACTATTTCCAGCATAATAAGTTATTCCATTAAAAATAGATGCCATATCATTAACAACTTTAAAAGCGTCTTCTTTTGAAGATATTAATAAATTACAAGTAAAACGTGGTTCAAGATGCCCAAAACCATCTTCAATTAAATAATCACAATATTTTCCTATCTCGTATAAAGTTATTTTATCTACTTTTGTTGTATCAATATATTTTCCCAATCCATATCTTTCGTTCGTCAATAAATCATAAAAACACCAAGCTGGATTATCTGTCCAATATAAACTTGTATTAAAAGTTCCATCCCATGAACCCGCATAAATTCTTTTTATAGGATCATAATTATTAGGAATTTTAACTTTTATACCTCTTGTATCAAAAGCCCGTTCTGGAATTTGACTAAAATATTCGGCTGAAAATTTAGAATAAACAATAGCGGAATTTGGATATAAATAAGAATTATCATAAATTTCAGTCACAGAATCTATAGATGTTTGATTTCTTATTAATGATGTCGTAGAATCTGGACTTGAAGAAGGTCTTACCACTTTAATTTCCCATCCAATAAAATCAGAATTTTTTAAAAAATCTTGATTAAAATTTATTCTTGTTTTTCTAATAAACCCCTGTGAAATTTTACCTTGAACTGTTTCTGTATATGATTTGGAAGATTTTGATATGGGCGGAACCCAAAAATATTCTGTTTGTTTAAAACTTTGAGTGACAAGATTACTTTCTGTAACTCCTATTTTATTATCATATTTAGAAAAAATAGGTCTATAATAAATATTGTACCTAACTTTAGATCCGTGTAAATCTCCGAAATAGCTACTTGGACTTCCGTCGCTATTTTTACTTTGGTTTGTTTGTGATAAATTAATTATCTTAATATTAATAATAGCGGCTTTACATTCTTTATTATAAATAACATAATATTTCGCATTATCATCGCTTGTTCCAATTGCTTGACTATTATCATTTGTCATTTGAGCTACAGAAGACCTTAATCTTTCGTTAAGTGTTTTGCTTATAGTAATTTCATTATTTGTGGCATTTAAAACTGCTCCACTTGAAGAACCAAAACTAAAATCAGTGACAATAGATTGAAAATTATATTGATTCGCACTGTTTAATATAGGAACTTGATTATAATAAATAGATTTTAAATATCTAACATTTTCGGTTTTTGGTGCAACATCATATAACTCTGTCTGATAACTATCCCATCCTAAATTTCCCGCCGTTCCTTTAAAATAAAATTCTCCCGTAACTAAACCTTCAATTTCTCCTTCGCTTATTAAATCAAAAGTTTCAATTTCTGTTACCGACAATGCCCCACTATAATAAAAATACAAATCACCATTAGGAAGATATTCAAATTGATTATAAATTCCTTCTGGTTCCTCATAATATGATTTTTGAGCCATAAGTTAAAATTTTTCTCCAAAAATAAAATCTATATTAGCTGGAATATTTATATTATAAGTTTTATCTGTTCCAGGAAATAAAAAAGCATATCCATAAATTTGTCTTACAATTTTATAATTATTATCATAATGAAGATAAATCATATTATACTGATAAATTATTTCACCACCTTTGTCTCTTAATTTATTATTTGTAATTTGGAATCCCAAATCATAATAACCATAAGGAGAGTTGCTACCTTTTAAATAGTTTTGTATAAGTTCATCTTCTGGATAAGGTGCTATTCTTCCCAAACTAGCTGAAAGAACATAATTTGGATTACCTAAGTTTGGATCTTTCGGAAATCTAGACGATGACCAAGGTGGACCATAAAAAGCTTTATAGGATTGTGCTACGTCTGCTGTAACGGTTGAAATTGTTCCTAGCGGTTTAGTATAATAAAATTTTGGTCCTGATTTTCCATCTGCACTATCTAACCAATAATAATGAGGTTCGTTTGTCCAGTCACCCTCTTCAATACTGCCTAATGTTTCATTTTGTGGGTTTATTATTGTTCCGACTAAATTTCCATCTTTATCATAAGAATAAAATACATAATTTGCAACATCCGAAACATCTACAAATAATTGTGGTAAAGTTTTTGGATCAAAACCAGCGCTTTTATATTTTATATTATAATTCGCTGCAATAACTTGAGATCCAACTAATAATCTTCCATAAAGTAGAGAAACTGGTCCACCTTCTCTTATAGTGTTTGTAGGACCGTTAAATAAATAAGATGTTCGACCTGTTTGCCCATCTATTTCTCTAAAATCTTCAAAATCGGGTGGTTTTGATAATAAATTTATAACGCCAGCAGCTAAAAGCCCAAGACCACCAATAACTAATGCCGCCCCAAAAGCGAAACCAATACCTGGTATCGTTAGACCTGCGATTATTAAAACTACCCCTAATATAATCCCTAAAATATCATCTCCGCCCTCTATAACGGGAACAATATCAATAGTTTCTAAATTTTCATATTTCATCATCAGTTCAGAATTTTCAATGTTTTTTATTAAATCTTTATCATTTATATTATTTAATGGTTTTTCAAATTTTAATTTTCTTTGATTTACTAAAACTTCATACTTACATCCTTTTTGATCCATTTCTAATAAATATTTAAAAAATTTTCTATTAGAATTTAATTCGATTGAACGCATTGCTTCCCCCAGATTATCGGTGGCAAATTTAAAATTTCCACTAATTTTTTCTTTTAAATGACCATGTAATTTAATATCTACAATATTCATAACAAATTACATCTAACTAAATAAGTTATTTTTTTCTTATAAATATCCGTTAATTTTTCTATACAAGATAATCGTGATCTTGGATGATGTAAAAATTCTAAATTTCCAAGATAAATTCCTAAATGATGGGGCGGACCTTCTTTAAAGTAATTAAAAACTATAATATCGTGTTTTTTTATGTCATTAATATCATTTATTTTATTAAAATTATTATTCAACTTAAATCCTAAATTTATCAAATTGTTTTTCTCAAACCATTTATCTTTTCTATTTTGTATTAAATCATTATCTATTATATTTATTTTTAATTCGTTTTTATAATAATTTTTAATTAAAGTAAAACAATCCGCCCGCCCTAATTCAAAATTTATATTTAAATATTTATTTAGAACGTTATTACACTCGTTTTTAGCGTAATTAGAATCAAAAAACTTAAAAGTATCAGATAAATTATGATAAATTATTAATGGTAAATTATGATTTTTGCTATTTTGTTTATCAAATTCAGAACAATCTGAAAATTCATTAGGATGTGAATGAAAAGAACAAACAATATCGCCTATTAAAGAAGCTTTTAAATAATCCGTCGATTTTATAGTAAAAAAATGTGTTTTATTATTTGATATATTTTGACATGGAAAAATTGAAAATTTAAAATTATTTTTTACAATTAAACCACAAACTTCTTCTTTTGGTTTATTTAAGGCAAAATTTCTTATTTGATTTTTTATATTAATGTTTTTTAATAAAAATTGCATATTTATGAAAAAATTATAAATTTTTATGTTTCAATTCTAGAGGAGCCGGGAAAACCCCCAAATCTTAATTTTCCTTTTTGATTTTCTTCTTTTGTAGGCGGAATATGATTGTTAAAAAATTTTGGAGATACTGATCCTTCCGGTCCCCATCTGATTTTACATCCTTTAATTTTTCTACTACATGCGTCTGCAATCCAATAAACCGTATTTGGAGGAGCAACAAGAGGATTATCTTTTTTAGCTACGTAATAATAAAAGATACCATTTTTTACAATAAAAACACAATCTCCAACAACATAATTTGTTTTATTTTTTTGATATTCTTCTATAGCGCGTCTGCCAAATTGAACATCTATAATTCCTGATTCATTTTTACTTACATCTTTGTAAATTATTTCATCTCTTTCTGTGGCTATAGGAGGAGCAAATTCTGGTAAATTAGCATTTCCATGTTTTGATGTTCTATTTTTATAAGTTTCATAACAACAACCTTCTCCGCGATATTGAAATGGACAAATATTGGAAAGTACTAATCTTCCAGGTAATTTAATTCCTTCTAAATCAAAAATTGTAGATAATTCATATTCAATAGTATATTTATTTTCTTGACTTTTTCTATCAATAAAATAGACTTCTTGACTATAAGCAAAAGCATTTTTAGTGCTATCATCATCAGTTAAAACTTCGTTTGTTGACACCATTATACTTTCATTACCAGTTCTAGGTAAAAATTTTAAAAATGTTCTAATTCTTGTCAATTTAGATCCAGTTAAATCTCCTAAATTATAAAGTTCTTTTTTTAGAAGACTTAGGGCTAAAATACCTTGATCGTTAACTGTCAATCTTATTTTTGGTGTTGGTGCGGCTCCTTTACTAGAATATTCAAATCCTTCTGTTTCAATAGGGCAAAGTTGATATGTTTTTTCATTCCAACGAATATCTCCAACTGAAATTTTGACGTTGTTATGAAATCTAAATATTTTTTCGTTACTATTTAATTCTGTTCTTGATAGTATTCCTTTATCAAAAAGAATTTGTCCCAAATCTATTTCATATAAATGAATTAATGTGTTTGGATAAAGTTTAAATAATTCAGCATTATAATTTTTAATGCTTGTTTGTGCGTCTGAAGTTGTAAAAGTAGGACCGGGCATTTAGATTGGAACTTGTATAAATTTAGCTTTTATAGTAAAATTATCATAAAAATTTCCTTGATCAGACCATTGCGAACATCGAAAACGATATGTTTTATTATATGGTGGTGGAGCAATCCATAAAAAAGGCTTTTGACCTTCTAAACTAAATAAAAAGTGAGATATGGCCGTTGTTTCTATGGCTGATCTATTATCGAAACCAACATCATAATTTAACATTTGGTTGTTTATTCCATCTTTTGTTACCTGCGCGTATGAGTCTCCAAATTGAACAGTTTTTATTTTTGGTTCATGCGCATTTGTATGTCCATAAGATGGACTCCAAAAAAAGAACGGTAATTGTTCAGCACCATCTATTAATTGTCCATTCCAATTGACATTATTTAAAGCTGGCGCGGAATTAGTATTTGTGTTAATACAATACCAATAATAAGTATTTCTTTTAGCTATATCGTTGGTATTATAAGTAGTGCTCGAATCCCAAAGAAAATCATTATCGTTATAAATTGATAAACTCATTTTTTAAACCTTATTCCTTTATTTTTCTTTTACACTTATTTTTTTTATAAAAAGTGTAATTTATATTAAATAAAAGGCAAAAGGTCATTAAATTTTAATTAAAAATGTTTTATAACTATAAAAACTGTAAAATTAAGATTAATAATAATACGTTATTATGTAATGATATTCAATTGTCTTATACCGCATCGCTTAATCCCGCATATAGAATAGAAAAACGAAACGCTTTTTCTTATTTTTCTTCTGATAATATTAATGGATTATTAAAAATAAATTATTATTTAACAGGAACAGATTTTTTAAAAAAAAATGTAACGGCAAATGAAAAAATTTTATTGTCTGGAAATTTTAGTAGTTTATATTTTAACTCTGGATATTTAAATAATTATAGCATTAATGCACAACCAAATTCACCAATTCAAGCAAGTGTTAATATTATATTTTTTGAAGATTTGAAAGGTGTTTTTCAACCAACTCATTCTGATATTCAAGAATACGATTATCTTAATTTTTCAGATGTGACACTAAGTCAATTTAAAGGAAGTTATAGATTTGATAATATAAATTCTTTTACATACGAATATAATAATGATGTAAAACCTGTTTATTTTGTTAATACGGGGAGTGGATTATTAATAGATACTCCGGATAGAATAACATATGGAGAAAAAACAATTTCAGCATCTATACAAACAGATATATTAAGTGGTGAACTTCCAATTCAAGGAAAATTTGCAGGTTTAACAATTAATTTTAAACATCCTAAACAACCCAATTTATCTGAAAACTTAGTGGTTTCAGGATTTTTATATCAAAAAAATTTTTCCGTAGGAGAAAACAAAAATCTTGTAAGTTTAATTAACATAAAACAAAATCATTCTGAGAATTTACCAATTATTAATACTTTAGGCGCAACTTTTATTAAGCCAGGAAGTGAATATAGTTTTAATGGAACTTATTTTTCTACAACACAAAAAGTAACAATTGAAGAGATAGAATGTAGTTTTGTGATTGATAGTGATACACAACTTACAATTATCGCCCCAAATAATGTACGTAATGGATATATTTATGTAACAAATTTTGCCGGAAAGTCAAGATCTCCAGACATTTGGTATGGAGATTATTCAGATTTAGCAATACCATCTTTCTATTAATATGTTAATTTCAGGATATATAAATGATTTAATTACCATGTCTGGAATGAATATTTATAATGTTACAGGTATTTATTTTTCTGGACTGGCTATTAATTCAAGAATTCCTTCCACTTTCTGGATTACAAATACAAAAGCAATAACCGCGAAAATTCCAGAAGAAGCATATTATGGTAAAATAACTATTTTAATTCCAACTAGAGATTTGACTGGTTATTCTCCATTTGAATTTGTTCCAATTCCTATTATTAATAAAATACTACCATCATCAGGAATTTCGGGTGATACAATTTTAATTTCTGGAAAAAAATTTCAAAATATAACAAGAGTTACTTTTAATAATATAGAAGCTGCATCTTATTTAACTCCATCAACATCTGGAATTTCAGCGGTTGTTCCCACCGGAAATACTTCTGGTTATATTAAAATTTATGGTAATAGTGGAGTTTCCGCTCTAAGTAATCAATATTTTTATCCACAAGTGAAAATTACAAATATTGATCCTTCTACTTCTAGAACTAATTTTCCAATAAGAATAACAGGAAGTAATTTTACTTCTGGATTAATGTACAATTTAGGAAATAATGATTTTCAAGTGTCTTTTAATGGTTCAATAACTGGGTTAAAAATGGTAAGTTCTACATTATTAACTGGCTATATACCTTTATTAGCAACAACTGGCCCAATACAAATTTTTAAAACAGATGGTTCTTCAACTTATGGTAGTGATATTATTTTTACAAAACTTTTTGATCCTCCAGTTATTACAAAAGTCACTTATGGTAATATTAATTATTCCGGTCAAAATTTAAATTTAATATTATTTGGAACAGGATTTTCTTTAATTAGAAGTGGAATTTTAACAGGAATACTAACTCAATCTGGAGCGGGGAGTGGTCAAAGAAATGATAATTATTCTATAAATATTAATTCTGGATTTATTACTACGTCTGTGGACGGATCAATTCTTAAAATTAATAATTTTCCTACCCAAAATGTTATTAGAACAGGTTTATATTCTTTAATTATAACTGGTGTTCAAGGATCGGGAATAATACAAACAGGTTTAATTGTTTTGTCACCTACTAATTTAACTAAATTCGGAGCTAGTGCCAGCCAATCTTCATATATTAGTGGAAATTCAATATACAATGCTTATAGAGCTATAGATGGAAGATCTGATGTTTCTATAAATAATATTGTTGCGACTTCAATAACTAGTGGTGGGACAAGACAATATTGGGAAGTAGATTTAAAACAAAATTATATTATTAATTATGTAAAAATTTATAATATTAGAGGGTCTGGGATTGTTGGAACAAATTATGAAACCGGATTAACAAATTTTTGTGTTGACGTTAAAGATTCTGGGAACATAAGTAGAAATTCTGGAAACGCTTTTGTTTTTAATAAATATTACCCCGGAAGTGGAATTTTTCCAAATCCATATGTTACGGGAATGCCAAATAATATTACAGGCAGATATATAAGAATTCAGACAAGTGGGGTGGGATATTTAGCTTTAGCAGAGGTTGAGGTTTTTTAATGTTAACAACGTTTATTTTAAAAAAATAGATATTATTGACAAATGTTTACATAAAAAGTATAAAGAAAATAAAATAAATTATGAATATCATTGGAAAAACAATAAGTGATGTTTCAATAATTAAAATTCATGAAGGGATTCGTTCAATACAATTGTGTTTTAATGACGGGAGTTATTTAAGAATAGATCCTCAATGTAGAAGAACTATAATACTATGTCCCAACGTAGAATTGGAGCATAGTCGCGACAACCAAATAACTATAAAAAATGAACAAGACATTAAACCGCAACGGCTCTCGATTATTACGTCTAATGACGGGTTATGTGGTTGTCGTCAATGTCTTCGTGACCGTAAAGAAATAATGTACGATTTCCCAATGGAGATGTGTCGGA